ACCAGTGGCACCAGTGGCACCAGCAAAGGTTGCTGCTGCTGCTGCGGCCAAGGTCATAGTTTGGAGTACATGCTGATCCATTGTATTGGCGAGAATTTCACCAATCTGCTTGGAGTATTCAGCCCGAACGGGGTAGTGGTTCATAGCCTCGTCAAGACCGTCAATGAAGACGGGAGCTACAAGAAGCTTATCAATGGCGATAACCTTCTCGGAGTGCTGCACCTGCTGCATGACCAGTTCATCACCGGGATCGTGCTCGTAGGCATCCGTCTTCCAAGTTGCGGGGAACCGTGCAGACTTACCATTCGGAATAGTCCGCACTTTGTGGCGACTCATAGTAACTTGAGCTTGGTTAAAGGCATTCAAAACTTCACCACCAAACAGCTCAAGAAATAGAGCTGTTCTGTTAGCAAAGGTTGATACCGTAGTTTGTACAGCACCGGGATGGGATAGAACGCCTGTCCCACCTCCAGTAGTGGCAGTTACGTCAGACATTAAATTTTAATTCCTCATATCAGGAGGGTATAGACCCTCCATGATTTTCCATCGACCTAGCCACCTTCGAATCCACTTTGGTACGAAAGGCAGGTGATTGTTGATATCGTTCATCGGCGAGATCAGTCAGCATTTGTGACTTATCCTCGTAGATGTCCGCTCGGTTTGAGGCAACGGTGGTTCCTGAAATAGCAGAACCCTCATAGCCCTCAGAAGCTTGATGACGCTGCACAAGTCCTCTAATAGCCTGTTCAGTTATAGCGGGGTTCTGACTACTCACAGACTCGTTGAATGCTGACTGTTCAGCATCAGTGAGATTGTTAGCAGCCCAAGCTGTGAGATTGGTATATTCGGCCTTAGATCCAGCTATTTCAAAGGCTTTAGACGTGATTGCCTCAGATGACTGGAGTGCTAGAGCCTCTTGCCCTGCAATATACCCCTCAACTACCTCTCTTGGAATACCCGCTTTATTCACCAAAGAAGACATGCTCTCTTCTGAGAGTTCGCCTTTTTCAGCATATTCATCTGCAAAGGACTGCATTGACAGACCTGCAGCATCTAGAACTGACTGTGCAGCTTCTTCTTGCTTTATCGCAAGATCATCTTGTGTTCCCGCTTCTACCTCTGTAGCGGCGTTATCACCCTCAACATCGGCGGGTGCTGCCGGTGCTGTAGGTGCAGTTTCGATATCACTTCCCTCTACCGTGCTGGTAGCTTCAGCATCCGCAACACTGTCATCGACAGTGATCCGAACACCTCCATCACCTATATCTTCCATGGTAGCGGCACCCATCATTCTGTCCCACTATTTTTATTAGCGTTGTGGTAACGCTCAGTAGCTTCTTGATCTACTTCTCGGACTGATCCGTAGACGTTCTCTTCCTTAAAGATGAGTCCAGGGTGCTCGTTCATCTGTGTGACAGAACGCCCCGATCCTTTTTCCCTAGACTCCCCGGGCATATTCACCTGCTTACCGGAGACAACTCCCTTTGAAGTAACGTCCGAAGAATCTTTAGTCTTTTTTGCTGGCACATCTTCTCCCTTATTGCGGTGGAATCTCCGCAGGTTGTTCAAACTCGTCACCTGAGCCCATGTCCATGTTATCCATGGCTCGACTAGCTCCCTCACCTAGTACGCCGGGGAGGGATTTAGTAGCTTGTTCTATCATCTGCTGCTGTTGCTGCTGCTGCTGCATCTCTTCCCGCTTCTGTGCAACCTCTTCTTTTGTCAGAAGGATCGTATCAGTGGGGAGACCATGACCAATCAATATTTTTTGAGCTAGGTCTGCCGCGTCTATATGCTCTACAACTTCTGGATTGAGCTGCGCTGCTGCACCAAGATCGGCTAGAACTTCCCGCAATGTCTGAAGGTCTTGTGTTCTACCGATAGCCTCCAAACCAGTGATTATGACTGGCTGGACGCTTTTACCGGGTAGGCTTTTTATATCACCCTTCCGCTCAAGCACTGACTCTATACGCTTAACAATAGGAAGCTGTAGCTCGTGAGCCAGTACAGACCATGCTCCACCAGAGGCTCCTTCCAGCTCGCGGGCCATGGCTCGGATCTCTTCGGCAGTCACTCGCTCGGCATCGCGTCTAATTGAGGCTGAGAGCAGGAAAGCACTGGATAGTTCTTTAATAAGCTCGTTGGCTGTGTCTTTTGAGATTGAAAGATCAGCCCCCTTGTCCATTCTCAAGACTGATACATCTTCTGCGTGCCCCGTAATATAGGCCCCGTTTGGAGCTGAGGCCAAAGCCCGTACCTTGGTCGTGCCATTGGGCCGCACCATAAATATGGTACGTGCCGCAGCAGCACTATTCTCAACAATACTCCTGCGAAGGACATTCAAGGAGTTTAAGGCTCCACGGTATGTCTCAACGAATCCTCGACCATAGTTCTCGCCTGATATCTGGGTAAACCGGAGGGCGAGCCAGGGGGACTTCTCTTCCTTGATGCGCGAGCGAGTTCCGGGTACCTCTTTCTCGAAAGCCTCCTGATAGATAACGTGGTATTTACCCTCCAGTCTTATATGGGTAAATACTTCAACCTTCTCATCGTCAGATAGGGCTTGAGTAGACATACCCGGTGGTCCGGCTAAGTCTTGTATCTCTTTTGGGAGCCCCTGATAGTCGTAACACTCCCGCAATACAATCTCAAGAACTCGTCCCAGCATCCCACGCCGGATCACATACTGTCCGAGGTGATAGACTTTGAGCCCCCCACCCCCCTTGGGCATGCTAACTAGGGAATTCCCACAGATTATCAGGTGTCGGAAAACCTCCGAGAGTCCGACACGATATGTCCCAGTCTCAAACTCCTTGTTCACTGCCCGCTCTCTAGAAGCTAAAGCTTTCTGGATCTCAAGGCGTAGGTTTTCCACCTCACTAGCATCATCTCCAGCCGCGAGAGCCTCCTGAATATCCTTTTCTGAAATTTCATACCTGAAAAAGCTGGAGGAGGGAGGGAATGAAGTAAGTAGGAACTTAGAAGCAAGAGCCTCGGTCGCGTACCCCCCGAAGCTCTGCCAAGGAGCGGGATCGTCCACAGGAGTGTTCCCCCGGGGTTGGTCAGCGTTTGAGGGGAACACGGAAGGTATAGTCAATCGGGCTGAGTTTTGGGCCGAAGTCAAGTAAAACTGTCTATCGGCTACAAGCTCTCCATAACGAGCTGAGGCTGTAGTAGCGCCTTGTACTGGGATGTTATTAGGCATTTAGACCAGACCCACCTCCACCCCTTGGGCCTCCCCGGGGACGGGCACCTTTTGCTCGGCGTTTGGTTGGCGCTAAGCTTTGAGGCACGAGTCCATGGCTGACGCCAATCCGCAGAGCTTCCAAACCTGTAACACCTTGAGAAAACCGGTCTTTCCGGCCCGCCACTCGTGCAGTCATCCGCTCAGTCCGATCAATACCCAAATAGACGGGTGCTGGTGGCGGCGGGGGTTTGGGCTTACTGAAACACATACACTCAAAACTCCTCTGTAGGTTCAAACACACTAGGTAGTTCATCATCATTCAGGCTACAAACCCAGAGGATGTACTCAACCACAGCGCGTTCACCACCCCTTCGGTGGGCAGACTCAGCGGACTCTTGTGGTTGGATGCATCTATCAGGGAATTTAACATCAAGATGATTCATAAGCTGGAGGACGCTGAATAGCGTCGGTTTTGTTCTATCTAGGCTGGTAGCCATCTAAATCTAGTCCTCTGCATGTACAAGACGGTATATTTTAGCAAGGGCTATCCCCCACTCCTCACTATGATGCTTACTCAGGAGCCCATCCTCTTGCCTCTGGGGCCTCCAAGTTATTGCATGTGCTAACTCGTGTATAAGTGTGTGGAGCTGCATAGCTTCCGTTAAAGCGTCTAATTTACTTGATTTGGAGGAGTAAGAACTGACCACACATTCTAGACGTTCTAGACCTCTCCGCTTAATTATGTGTGTGTAGCCATCGGCATCGGTTAAGTTTTTAATAGATACAGAGATAGGAGCCATGGCGGGATAGATAGACTCAACTTGACGTGCAAGCTTTCTTAAATCCTTAATGGTCACGATATGGTCTCGTCTTTTTCGGAAGGTTGCGAGATGTTTAGAAATTGGAGTTCCCTGGAGAGGGCTTCAGCGGCTTTAGTTATGTCGGTTATGTAGGAGGCCCCAGGCTTATGACCAGCTCTTAGTATGTATTTAAGAGCTTGGCTGACCATAGGGGAGTTAAGTTGAAAGGCATGACATATATCCCAACTGTCAGCGTTTTTGGATATGTTCGAATTCTGAATCTTTGGTAGGTAGTATGCCGGTTTAAAGGAGCCGCCAGAGTATTTAACTAGGTTCCCGCCAGCAGCCCCATTATTTGGGGGGCTCCCAGAGTTTGAGTCTTTTCGAGGTTTCGTCATATTCATCTCCTTGTAGAATTCGAGCACATCGAGCTTGTTTGGTAGCCTCTTCTTCGGCTTGAGCTTGTGTGAGTTTGTTATTTTTTTTATAAAGGGCCACTATTCCGCCCCACACAGCGGTTAATCCTTTATCCCAGTTATCGGTAATGAATCGTTCAGCTCTTACAGCTCCTATACCCTTACAGCCCTGGTAGCCGTCGATGGAGTCTCCAGAGAGTATTTGTTGGTAAAAGAATTTCAGGCCTTTTTCAGGTTCTACGGAAAAGACTCCTAGGTGGTCTTTATCCCAGTTAAAGTGTTTTCCTGGTATTTGGTGGAGGTCTTTATCAATAGTGGCGATTACAAATGAAGTTTCGGGAACTTCGGAGGTTGCCATAATGCCCATAACATCATCTGCTTCTAGGTTCTCCCAGGTAATGGATTGGAAATATCGAGCTAGGTATTGCTTTATTGGGCTAACTAGTAGTGGTGTGTACCTATTTTTTCGGTTGGATTTATAGGATGGGAGAACGGTCTTTCTAAAGTTTTTTGTATCTGATAGACATACAATAAGATCGTCGGAGTTGGTTTTTCGGAGTAGTTCTTGTATAAAAAACTCAATTTCGGGCTCCGCTAGGTTCATATCGGCCCACCATGTGAACAGACCATCTCCAAATTCAATAGCTTGTTCAAATTTATGGGCGATTCTCCAAGCTATAACATCTCCATCAACAAGTAGTTTCTGCATTAATGAACCTCAGCCCATGTTCTACCCATTTGTGACGTGAGCGTTAGTGGGCAGTGTATGTTTAGATGAGCCTCGGTTTTGGCTAAAGCCTTCTTAATAAAAAGAGTCAGATGGTGACCAATCTCCTTAGAGGACACTTCAAATAATAGTTCATCGTGTATGGCGGCAACGAAGTGTATTTCGTCGTTTATTTTAGAGGCTTCTAGAATCTTGTAGGTGTCAGCCATCCAATATTTGAGAACCACACTTGCTGATCCTTGTATCAAGGTGTTAAGCGCACTATGTTCTCCGGCGGTTTTGGCTTTTCTCCCGTCGATCAGTCGGATTTCTCCCCTTTTTGCATCAGCTTCGGCTGCGTATCTAGCTAGAGCTTTGTAACCGGTTAGTTCTTTCATAATTGTTTCGGTAGCTTGGCGGCCTAGTTGTTCAGCATTTCCCATACCTAAGCGACCGACATTCCATTTGAGCTTATCTTGATATACTAATTCACCAAGTTTTTGAGATCCCGCCCCATATATAAGTGCATAGGTAAAAGACTTTTGGATGTTTCTATCTCTTATACCAGTCCACCCCATGAACATTTCATGTGGATCACCTGTTGCTACGATGGATGCAAATATCCCATCATCATATTTAGCTAGGTAGTGCGCTAGAATTCGAAGTTCGATACCAGAGAGGTCTGTATCGTGATACCACCAATTATCTCTGGTTGGTCTGAACAGCTCTCTGACATCAGTCCTACTGGGTATCTGTGCCATGTTGGGTTTAGAATGGGACATACGTCCGGTTCTTGTGCCTGTACAGAATGTACGCCCATGTATTTTATGGTCCTTAACTAGTTTGAGCCAATTGACATGTCCTTCGGCTAGTTGAGCTATGAGTTTTTGAGCGGTTTTAAATTTAATCAAGTCAGGGATTGGTTTGTAGTTAAGCGGCTGAAGTATTGCTTCGGTTATTTTTGGGAGCCCCGTAGGTGTGAATTCCTGCGGTTTCCAACCGTAGATATTTGTAAGTCTGGATGCAATGTGAGCTGTTGAGTTAGGGTTAAATTCTTGTACTTTCTGCTTCTGTACGGGCACACCTTCCACATAACCTAGGCGTGCATTAGTTCTCTTTGGGGTGAATAGACCCATTGATACGGTTCTTGGCGGGAACTGTTCCTTTAAGGAGGTTGTTGCGTCCTCCCGTTCTGTAGATAATCGAGCATACAAGGCAGCAGCGCCCACTTGATTGAATCCGATCCCATTCATTTCCCCATATGTGAGCCAGTAGTTGGCTATAGCTTCTTTTTCGTAAGCTTCAATAGGTATATGTTTCGTCTGACTTATTTTAAGAAGGTGTTCGTACAGGGCGGCTGTTACTGCTACGTCCCTCGCACAGTAGTCGAGCATTTGTGGGCTATATGTTTGCCAGTTTGTGCTATCAGCAAATGTGCCTTTGTGCATTTTAAGCCTGTATCCCCAGGCTTTGAGTGAGTGGAGCCCTACTAGATTTTTAGGGAAGTCTCCGAATTTCAACCTTGCATAATCTGTATCTTTCAATGTTGTTAGATAGAGCATTCTAGATATAAGTAGGGTGTCGTGCATGGTCCGAGAGAGTTCGTACCCGCTAGATACAAGTTCAATAGCTGGTATATCGAATCCAGTTATGTTGTGTCCTATTAGAATGTCTGCTGTTCCTAGTTTTTCTAAGCCCTCTCCTATGTGCTTGTTGTCATAACTAAATACTTCATTTGTATCAGGGTTGATAGCCACGATACAGTGTATTTTAGATAGCTTATCAAGTAGTCCATTTGTCTCAATATCGAATACAAGTTTTGATAGGGCAGTTACGGGTGTATTCATAGATCAAGCTCCTCTAGTTCAGTGAGTCTTCCAGTATCTGTGGAGTATAGTAATTTGGAGGAAACCCCAAGCTCCCCGCTGAATCGGTTTTTTAGAATCCTAATAGTTGTGGTATTAGCTATCTCTGGATCATCATCTTGCGATGCTCGTTCTAATCCAATAACTATATCTGTAAGCTGACCTATTCCACCACTACCACGCAATTGAGCTAGTGATGTTTTAGCGCCATTTTCATGTCCCGCTCCACCATCAGGTCTTTTGAGGTGCGATATAGCGATCATCTTAATATCAAGCTCTTGTACGAGTGTTCTTAGGTTGGTCATCAGAAGATCTATCATTTTACGCTCATCAACAGCTTCACTACCACTAGCAAGCATGGATATATGATCTAGTAGAATTAAGTCGCAGCCAAAAGCTTTAACTAGATAACGTATTCTGGGCATAAGGGTTTCTGGTTCTAGAGATCCGAAGTGCTCTAGGAAGAAATATTGTCCAGATCCTATGGTAGCTTTAAACGAGTTATGTAGTTCTTCGGGGGTGACAGTCTCATACACATGAGGTAGGTGTATAGGTTTGTCAAGGTTGAGTCCCATTATTGAGTGAGCACATCGTCGTACTGACTCTTCTAATGAAATACAACCGATTGTTGCCCCATTGTTTGCTGCATGGTAGATGATTTCTTTTGCAACTTGGGTTTTACCTAGACCACTACCAGCACATATAACAACCATCTCGGAATTTCGGATACCATGTAGTTTTTTGTTGAGTGCTTCGAAGGGGTATGTAATATCGGCTTCTTGTAGTGGTTGTGAAACTCGATCCCACAGAGTATCCCCAGCAAGAACCCCACTGGGTTGGAATGGTTTCGCAGCCCATAGAGCTGTGGTGAGTTGCTCACCGGCTTTAGCTACAACCATCTCGTTGGCATCTTTGTAGGGTGTAGGTAGGTTGACTATGTGAGCTTTACCGGGACTGAGTATTTCAGCACATTCGACGGCGGCTTCTCTGCCGGGTTTATCCATATCAAAACAGAATACGACTTGATCGAATTCCTCAAGCCATAGAAGTTGTTCTGTTATGTATCGGGCGGCAGATGGGGCTCCGTTAGGTACAGATACAACGGGCCATTTACAGTTGGTTAGTTGAGCGACAGATAGACAGTCTATTTCTCCCTCTGTAATCACAATACGCTTTTGTGGTTTCCAGAGCTGCTGCCCATATAAGAGTGCTTGTTTAGGCTGACCTTTCCAGGCGAACTTCTTATCGGGCGAGCGAACTTTTTGTGCTACTGGGTTGTTTCGATCATCATAATAAGTGGCTACTTCACGCCCAACTTTATCAGTAAAGTAGTTGTATTTAGCGCATGTAGCGGGGGCTATATTTCGGTGTGGAAGCCCCTGGTGCCCCCCCTGACGTGCAATCAGGGAGGAACCGGAGCTTATAATGGCTTGTTTTTGAGGCTCCGTACTATGTGCATGAAGCACGTAGTCACATTTTGCACCGAAACACTTCTTTCTACCGTTGGTATAAACGGCAACATTGTCTTTACTATTACATTTGGGACAAGCTTCTTTGTGTGTGTAGTGTGTTTGTGGAGCCTCATTAGAAGCCGTCATTAATTTATGCCTCTTATCGTTGTTCTAGTGTGTAGAGGGCATAACGGGAACCATTAGCAGCTTTTTTAAGGGTGCTTTTAATGGGGTAACCCTTACTTCTAAGTGAGCTAATTCGGGAAGCTAGCCGCCATACACCAAACTCGGACCACGCAATTAGTTGTGTGATGGTTTTGTTCTTGTACAGGTAGTTGCATATGTGCTGTTCTTGAGTCATATTTACTCTTTTATCCATTCTGTAGGTATTCGGTTGTCTGACCAAGGGAATTTCCACTTGGTAGCCCATTGGGCATATGTTGTTTTAGAACCCTTGTATAGTCGAGCTTGCGGGTTTTGAAAAACAAATCGTATATCTGCTTTTGGATGTTGCTTTTTTATATGAATCATTTTTGTTCTGTCTTTGGGTTGAAACCAACCTTTTGCTTCTATGTATATATTTTTGCCAGTTTTTGTTTTTAAAACGAAGTCGGGTGTATATATATGCTTAGTGGTATAGGAGAGCCCAGCCCCTTCATATATAAAGGAGACATCTCGATCTAATAACCATTCAAGTATCTGGGCTTCTAGGGTGGAACGGACACGAGTCATATTTGAAGTGACTTGTGCCGTTCCTTTTGGAAACCTCTTTCGGAAGTTTCGGAACCCTGGAGGTTTAGTTGAAACTCTCATCTCCGTCGAAGGTTTCTATGGCGACAGGATCACTTTGAGAAGCTATCGTCGCAACGTATCCACCTTCAATTGTTGAAAAGTCTGACCCCTTAGAGCCTCCAAGAGAGGAGACAAGTTTGAGACATTGTACAGCTTGGGGTCGGAGACTTACTCCAAGACCCATGGCGTCTACGAACCACGGCTTTACCACAAATTTAATGATAACATCTGATCCTGAATAAATATCTTCACGCATGGGAAGTCTTTGGGAGTCTACAATAGGAAGTGTGAACGGTACTTTTTCTTGCCGCACGTACTGTGTAGCGGATTGCCGGAATTTAAAGATCGTTCTTCCGGTCTCAGCCCCATCTTCATCTAGCTCTGATTCATAAGGCATAGGGGCATGCTTTCGCAATTTTGCGGGTGTAAGCTTGGCTCGGTTGCCGAACTTTTCAGCAATAGCGTTCAGATAATCCCCAGCATGATAATGAGCTTCGTCGATTATATGAAGGAGTTTTTGTGTGTTGTCTTCTTCTAGAGCTATTTTACAAGTGTAGGCGGGTTCTGATCCTTGATATCCTTGTGGTTCTGTTAGAGCTACATAGCCCACGAGTGGTGCAATAGGTGTGAGGTGACTAGTTCTGTAGTCGATGGGGAGTTCGTTAATCATGCTTGTTACCCTTCTTTTGGTTCTTAGCTGCGGTTAATATCATAGAGTTGTCTATTGGCCCGGGTGTTAGTAGAAGTCTTGAATTTCTAAGAGGTTTTATGAGCACGGCATCTCCGTTACGAGTCCAGAGACTTATAACGAATTGGTGTCCATCAGGTAGTAGGATACGGACTTCATCTACTTGATTATCAACTTCTACTGATCCTATAGCTGTCTTTCCTAGGTAAGCTCTTACTTTTCTCATTCTCCCTTCAATCTTTTTTCTTTGTGTGAGCTAGTTTTATCTGGATATCGTGTCTCGGGCATATGAATGACTGAGGCACA